TACTACGCGCCCTGCACGCCGCACGTACGAGGTATATCCGAGATGACAATCTTGGATATCCTAACTTCCTGTCATTACGGAAGTTTGCCTCGCAAGGGACCGCAACCACTTTCCCTGTTATGAGCCTTGTAATGCTTTGTATAGCTTTGGGATGTTCTATCCCAGACTACACGAACATCACTTTGGCCACACTAAGAAAGTGGCGAACCAGGGTACGTGTTTTCGGTGATGATATCATCTTGCCGGAACACGGGTATGAGCGATTGGTGATTGCCATGGAAGCTCTTCAGTTGAAAGTTAACGTAGCTAAAAGTTACGTTAAAGGTCACTTTAGAGAATCTTGTGGCGCTGATGGTTTTATGGGGTTTGATATTACCCCATCTAAACCACGAACACTAATCGCCGACAGCCCAGCATCCGTGCAGGCTGTCCTGGACACATCCAATAACCTCTTTAATAAAGGATTATGGTATGCATCAAGAGCAGCCCTTGACCTCATTTCTCCACAGATACGAAAGCATCTGCGGATCGTGGGTCCTAACGGAGCTGGATTCTCAGGTCTCCAAGCCTATTCAGGCGGCTATGAATACCATCTTGCTAAAAGATGGAATTCTCGCCTTCATAGGCACGAAGTCCGAGTTTGGAATTTACGAACTCGAACTGAGAGACTTGAGAGAGGCGACTTCGACGGGCTTCTGGACTTCTTTGCCAGAGCACACAGTCTTGGCAACCCTAGGGTTGTTTCTGACTACGTCAGCCGCCGGAAGACGAACTCTCGTCTTCTATGGGAGCCCCAGAACACTGATGCTCAGTGTTATGATCGATTATCATATCAAGGGCCTTCTGTCCTCAACACTCCTTCCTTTACTGGAAAGGTGCGTCGATCGACGAGAAAGCTTTAAGATAGGATTTTCCTATCTTGAAAACCTTGAACTTGATAAGCGTTTAATCATAACGCATAATGAGCTTCAGGATTCTTTCCTAGATTTTGCACGTTTCTCTGAACTTACGTTCAAGAAACACCGAAGGGATTTCACTATAATCCCTAGGATGTAGTGCATTCTAGATAGAACCTAATGTTCTGGGTGGTGGGTAATTCTTGGGTATCCCTAGAGTTACTATAGTTCTTTTACTATAGTTTCTCATTAATGGGGCGTACCTAAGGCAACCCGTGGGTCG